CGACAGTATATATGGATAAAAACAAACTCGTAAAAAACCCAGCGGTGGCTAAGAAATAAAAACGTTAGGATGTAGTCCAATTAGCCCCTTCGGGGGCTTTTTTATCAGTAAATAATAATATGGCAAGCAAAAACTTAGACGGTAATTTAGTTAAAAAAGCACATGTTACTCAACGATGGACTGAACAAGACATTGAGCATATGTTACGGTGCCAAGATCAAGAACTTGGCCCACAATATTTTTTGAATAACTTTTTCTTTATTCAACATCCCACAAAAGGTAAGATTCAGTATAAACCTTTTGAATATCAAAAACGTCTATTGGACAGTTATCACGGACACAGATTTAGTGTAAACATGCTAGGCCGTCAGATGGGTAAAACTACTACTGCGGTAGGATATTTACTTTGGTATGCTATGTTTGTACCAGACAGCACTATCTTAATTTCAGCGCACAAATATACAGGCGCACAGGAAATTATGCAACGTCTGCGTTATGCATACGAAACTTGTCCTGATTTTATTCGTGCAGGCGTTACTAGCTATAACAAGCAAAGTTTAGAATTTGACAACGGATCGCGTATTGTTGCACAGACAACAACCGAAACAACTGGTCGTGGTATGTCTGTATCACTACTATACTGCGACGAGTTTGCCTATGTTGAACCTAACATTGCTGTAGAATTTTGGACATCAATATCGCCTACACTAGCAACTGGTGGTAAGGCAATTATTACATCAACTCCTAACTCAGACGAAGATCAGTTTGCACAGATTTGGAATGAAGCCAACAAAAGATTTGATGAGTTTGGAAACGCAACTGAGTTAGGGCGCAATGGTTTTTATCCATGCATTGCCATATGGAATGAGCATCCCGATCGTGACGAAAAATGGGCAAATGAAGAACGTAGTCGTGTTGGTCAAGAAAGATTTGAACGTGAACACGAATGTAAATTCTTAATTTTTGACGAAACACTGATTAACAGTATTAGTTTGTCAGACATGGAAGGAAGTGAACCTCTTATGAAAATGGGCCAAGCTCGATGGTATAAAAAGATTAATCCTGCCAGCACCTATATTGTAAGTTTAGATCCTAGTCTAGGCACAGGTGGCGATTTTGCAGCCATTGAAATTTTAGAACTTCCTAGTATGGACCAAGTTGCAGAATGGCATCACAACATGACTCCTGTGCAGGCTCAAGCTCGTATTCTAAGAGACTTGCTCAAATATATTGAGGATGAGTGCACTGCACAGGGAGTATCTAGTAGTATATATTACTCTGTAGAAAACAATACTCTAGGCGAAAGCGCCCTAGTTGCAATTAACGAATTAGGTGAAGAAACATTTCCAGGTTTGTTTCTAAGTGAGCCTATTAAGAAAGGCCATGTTCGTCGCTTTAGAAAAGGATTTAATACTACTCATGCTGCTAAGATCTCTGCTTGTGCCAAGCTAAAACAACTTGTAGAAAGCAGACAACTCAAAGTTAATAGCAAAACCTTAATAAGTGAAATGAAAACATTTGTGGCTCAGGGTATTACATTCAAAGCTAAAACTGGTCAACACGACGACTTAGTTGCTAGTCTATTATTAGCTATACGCATGGTTATGTTGTTGCAAGACTGGGATCCTACAATTTATGATAAAATGAGAGATCATACGGGCATGGAAGAACACGACCTTCCCTTGCCCATCTTTATGAGTTCTTATTAACTAAATACACATTATGAACGCAATTGAACTTATATCACAAGACGTATTTGATAAAGTCCGTAGCCGTTATAGTAACCTAGAAATGGGAGACGAAGACGGCAATGTAACGTCTGATCCTAGAACTGCTCGATTTTTTGATTTTGATTTTGTATCAGAAGGAGAAAATTTAGGGCGTGTTAGCATCAGTATTAACGAGCGCGGCGCACTAAAAATATTTTATAGTCAAGGGATTTTAGAAGGATTAAATGCCGTAGCTCAAAAAACTTGGTTTGCATTTTTAAAAGAAATGAGAAACTTTGCTAAACGCAGACTAATGAGATTTGATACACGTGACATTACTAAATCTAACTTGAATAAAACTGATTTTCAATACCTAGCCCAAACTGGCTCAAAGGAAGACAATATGGCAGAAAGTAAAATGTATGGTAGCAGCAAAACCAGCTACCGCCCCCTAGCAAAAGCTAAGATTATTATTAAGCATAGTAATCCAATTGATGTAGAAAGCCGCGGAGCTCGTAGTAGAGACATTGAATCTATCTTTGTTCAAAACGAACTAGGCGAGCGCATGAAAATGCCTATTCCTAGCATTAGAGCAGCAGAAGCTATGGCACGACACGTGGCTAACGGTGGTTATCCACACGACGATCATGGTAAAAAAATTATTGAAATGGCAACTGAAATTGCCAAGCTACATGCATTCAAACGTCATGTAGGCAAGCACGACAGTATGAACAGTGATGCTAATAACATCTTAGAACGTGCATGTATGAAGTTAGAAAATCTACGTCATCAAATGGCTTGTTTGGGTAAACAGCAACACTACGAATCATGGAAAGAAAGTTATGTTCCTGATACAAGCGAAGAGTTTGCAATGGATCAAGCTACAATGGAAAACTATAAATCAAAGTTTACTGTTAGCACATTCAAAGAAGATCTTGCAGAATACTTTCCGTTAATTCATAAAATTATGCAAGAAACTAGCGAAGTTGACCTAGATGAATACGTTAGTGAATCAGAAGAAGAGCACTGTGATACGTGCGATCATCCTGTTAAAGATTGCCAGTGCGACGACACTACTGAAGTTAAAGAATTTGCAGAGTTTGAAAATTGGGCTAATTCGGTTGTAGAAGGTCGTATGGAACCCGAAATGCTTGCAGCATTGCAAGAGTTACTAGGCAACGACTCGTTAAAAACAGTTGGTCCAGACGCAACTAATACAGTATCTTCATTGCAGAATATTGGTATCAATGATAACGGACTTGAAAGTGATCTAAAGGGGCTTGCTAAAGACACTAACGGAGAAGGAGATCCTAGCCATATTATCATGGCTTGGTTACAAAAAGAAGACCCAGCAGCAGCCCAAGAACTATCTGGCGCACCTGCAGCATCTGCTCCTCCTGAACAGGCTCCAGCTGGTGAAGTTCCGCCCGAAGCTGAACCTGCAGAAGAAGAAGTTGAAGAATATAAAGATACCAAAAAACCTACAATTGCATCAGTTGCTGAGATGGTAAGATCATTTTACAACAGCCATCACATGGAAGAAGGGTTAGGCCCATTTCCAATGGGAAAACAAGGTATTGTTACTAAAGTTACAAAAGAAATGGGTGATTGGGCAGGAGAACTTGCCGGACGATTAGTTGATGAATTTTCCAAAATACATCAAGAAGAAGATAATACTCTTGCTTCACAAAACACTAACGATGTTGCATTTGAAGATATTATGAAGTTAGCTGGTCTTAGAAAAATTGGATAAAATAATCAAATAATTATTGCTGTATAGGTTGTAGTGATAAATAGAACTGTGTATACTTAATCGTATGCACAGTTTTTCTTTTTAGTCAGTGGGCTTTAAAGAAGAGGCATAATAAATCAACATTAAGGAAAAAACATTATGGCAACATTAGCAGAAATCAGAGCAAAACTTCAAGCAAGTTCTCAACAAAACACCGGCGGCTCACAAGGTGGAGACAACGCAATTTACCCTCATTGGAATATTGCAGAAGGTCAAACAGCAACAATTCGATTTGTTCCTGATGCTGATCCAAATAACACATTCTTCTGGATCGAACGTGCAATGATCAAATTGCCTTTTGCAGGTGTAAAAGGTGAAACAAATTCCAAGCCAGTTACTGTGCAAGTTCCCTGCATGGAAATGTGGGGTGAAACTTGCCCAATTCTTACCGAGGTTCGTCCTTGGTTTAAAGATAAATCTTTAGAAGACATGGGTCGTAAGTATTGGAAGAAAAAGTCTTACTTGTTCCAAGGCTTTGTGGTTGACAGCCTATACAAGGAAGATCGCACACCTGAGAATCCAATCCGTAGATTCATCATGGGTTCACAAATCTTTAACATTATCAAGGCAGCATTGCTTGATCCAGATTTTGCAGAGTTGCCAACGGACTATGTTCGTGGCACTGACTTCAAGATTGTAAAGACCAGTAAAGGTGGTTATGCTGACTACTCTACCAGTAACTGGGCACGTCGTGAACGTGCTTTAGAAGAAGCAGAGCTGACAGCAATTAAGGATCACGGTCCATTTAATCTAAAAGACTTTTTGCCTAAGAAACCAGGCGATGTTGAACTCAAAGTTATGAAAGAAATGTTTGAGGCGTCAGTAGACGGCGAAGCATTTGACATGGAACGTTGGGGTCAATATTTCAAACCGTCGGGTTACGGTGGTCGTGATAATGCAGAAGGTGGAGCAACTAAACCAGCAACACCAACAGCAACTCGACCAGTAGCAACACCTGCTTCAGTTGAAGAAGAAGTAGCACCTTGGGAAGATGATGTTGCAGTTGCAGAGAAATCTTTTGCAGCACCAGCCGCAACACCAGCTGCAGATAGCGCAAGCTCACGTGCTCAAGATATCTTAGCAGCAATTCGCAATCGTAACAAGTAATTAGGAGATAGACTATGGGAAAATCCTTCGATATTTCGAAGTTCCGTAAGTCTATCACTAAGTCTATTGACGGACTTGGTATAGGCTTTAACGATCCAACAGACTGGATTGGTACAGGAAACTATGCACTAAATTATCTTATTAGTGGAGACTTTAACAAAGGTGTTCCGTTAGGTAAGGTAACAGTATTTGCCGGAGAATCAGGTGCAGGTAAAAGTTATATCTGCTCCGGTAACATTATTAAAGCAGCACAGGAACAAGATATTTTTGTTATTCTTGTTGATAGCGAAAATGCACTTGATGAAAAATGGTTGAAAGACCTAGGCGTTGATACTAGTGATGAAAAGTTATTAAAACTTAATATGGCTATGATTGACGATGTAGCAAGGACTATTTCAGAATTTATGAAAGAGTATAAGCTCATGCCTCAAGAAGACCGACAAAAAATTCTTT